GGCTATTTTTATTTACACCCCACGAGGAAAGAATCATGGAAGTGACTTATATCAGATGGCCAAAGGGAATCCCGAATGGTTCTGTGAGCTGCTGGATATTGAACATTCGGCACGAGAAGATGGCTCTCCAGTGATTTCAACAGATCAATTCCAGGCTGAGATAGATGCTGGGATGGATTATCAATTAGCACTACAAGAATTTTATTGCAGTTTCGATGCAGGGCTTTTCGGAGCGTATTGGACGGAAGAAATGAAATTGGCGCAATACGGTTCCTTTAAATGGGACCCCCGCAAGCCAGTTCATACATTTTGGGATATCGGAGTCAGGGACGCTAATTCTATTGTGTTTGCTCAAGAGGGGAAGGGTTCTTCCATCAACATAATAGATTATCGCGAAGGGACCGATAAAGGCATCGAACATTGGATTAAAATTTTACGTGAACTCCCGTATTCATATGGATATCACGTTGCGCCGCATGACATAAAGCAGAGGGACAAATTTACTGCAGTATCATATAATGAAATGGCACAATCATTAGCGGATTTCGAGTTCGAGATATGCCCTAATGTAAGCATGACCCAACAGATCGATTTTGCTCGTTCTTTTATACCGAGAATCAGCTTTAACACAGACAGCCCCGATGTGCAGCGCCTCGTTGATTGTTGCACCAACTACCGCCGCGAGTATAACGATAAACTACGAGTGTTCATGGATAGGCCGCTTCACGATTGGGCATCACATGGAGCGTCCGCCATAAAGTATATGTCCATAGCATGGAATGAAAATTATACCGAAATGGAATCATTGCAGCACAAAGTAATTCCTGCCCTATCTGGGGGCCGCAGAAGAACAACTAAAATGCCGAGGGTAAGGAAATGAAAAACGAAGAAATAGTAAGAAGATTTTCCGCCGCAGTTCAGGATCGTAAGGTACTGGACGGAACCTTCGAAGTAATAGAACAATTCGTGGTGCCTTTCAGGGGCGAATATTTCAATGAACAACAAAACGAATTATCAGTCGAGTGGCGCAGACGTAAAATCTTCGACTCAACAGCCATAGACTCGTGCCAGACATTGGCTGCTTCGTTGCAAGGTTCCCTTACTTCGATGTCCACTATATGGTTTACTCTAGGCTTCGAAGACCAAGAATTAAATGATGACTATGATGCATCTACATGGATAGAAGAATGCCAGGACATCATGTGGAACGAACTCCAAAACTCAAACTTTAATACAGAGTCGAGCGAATTCTACCTTGATCTATCGTCACTAGGAACTTCGATTCTTATCAACGAAGCGGCCAGTGAAGTTGAATGGAATGGATTTGAATTTTCAGCCTCACCTATGGAAGACACCTATTTCGAAGAGGACAGCAGCGGCCAAGTTAACGTATTCTACCGCCGATACAAATGGAATGCTCGACAGATAGTAGATAAATTTATTAACGTTCCGAAATCAATCGGAGAGGCGGCGGCTAAACTTCCTGATGAAATAACTTCAAAGGCAGAGTCAGGCGGCGAAATCGAAAAATTCGAAGTCATATATTGCATTTATCCTCGCCCTGACAAAATGCACAACAAAGGGGCGGGAATTCTCGGCCCGTCAGAACGTCCATACGGGGCTAAATGGGTATTACGTAAGGACGGGACTCAATTAGGCTACACTGGAGGCAAATATGAAATGCCAGCTTATATTGCTAGATGGAAAAAGGTATCAGGCTCAAAGTATGGTCACTCCCCTGCATTTGTCTGTTTATCAGACATCCTTTCAGCCAATGAACTCACCGAGCAAACATTTGAAGCCCTCGGCAAAGTTATTGACCCGACGACGTTCGTCACTAGGCGCGGACTTTTGTCCGATCTTGACCTTGGCCGAGGCGGCATTACCGTGGTCCGTTCGAAGGACGATGCTTGGGCATACGAGTCAAAAGCCCGTTTTGACGTTGGTGAGCTAAAATTAGATCGGCTACAAGCCTCAATACGTAAAGCATTTTTCGTCGACCAGCTTGAACTTAAAGAAACCCCAGCAATGACCGCAACTGAGGCAAGTATTCGATACGAATTGATCCAAAGACTACTTGGCCCTGTATTGGGCCGGTTGCAGAACGATTATTTAGACCCATTGATCGCGCGATGTTTCAATTTATTGGCTCGTGCGGGCCGGTTGCCCGAGCCGCCAGAAATAATAGCTGAATCCGAGGCTAAATATAAAGTACACTATATCGGCCCGTTGCCTCGTGCACAACGCATGCAAACCGTTGAGGCTATCCAACAATACATCGGCGGAATCGCAGGACTGGTCGAAGTATTCCCAGAAGCCAAAGATATTCCTAATGTGGACGATATGATGCGCGAAATTGCATCAGCTTCTGGTGTTCCTACTCGCTTAAACAACAGTAAGACCAAGGTCGACGAATTACGGAAAGATCGGAAAGAAAAGCAAGACCGCATGCAGAACGCGGAAATAGCTAAAAACGAAGGAGAAGCCGCTACTGCAATGGCAGACGGCGCATCATCGCTACAATTAGTCGGGGGACAAAATGGCGGATAGCAAAATAGATAATTTAAAAGAAGAAATTTTCGAAGAATCACGGATGTTCAAGGATGTTTTTGGCTCTCCAGAGGGCCAAAAAGTCTTGCAGATTTTGGAGAATGAATTTTTGTTTTCTCCAATAGTACTGCCGGACGGCAATTCTCGCGGGGACACCGCTAGAGCAGCACAGGTTGATGTCATCACATTTATACATTTAAATATTAGAATAGGTAAGGGGGAATAACATGCCATTAGATAAAAGTTTGATTTCAGAAGAGTACCAGAACAATGCCAGCCTGCAGAATTTTAATTCTGTGGACGACATGGCAAAATCATTTATTGAATTGAAATCCATGCAGGGCCATTCAGTTCGTTTACCGTCTGAAAATGCTAGCGATGAAGACATTGCTGCTTTCAACGAGAGCATGGGCAGTAAATTGCCGAATTGGATGCTAAAACCGGACCTGGAAAACGCAGAGCAATCCTCAGAATTCTGGTCTAAGCTTGGCGTTCCGTCCGACGCAAAAGATTACGAATTGCCGGACGTAAACGTTCCTGATGGCGTTGAATTAAATGCTGATCGCCAGGAATATTTCCGCAACGTGGCCAAAGAAGCCAACATGACTAAGGAACAATTCAAGTCTTTTATGACTAAAGTCCTGGTTACGGAAGTTGAAAGCACTACGGCGGCTGTCACAGCAAAGGAACAGGCTGTTAAAGACTTGAAAACCGATTGGGGCCAGGCTTACGAAGAACGAATGGCTATTGTGACTAAAACTGCAGAAGCTACCGGCGCTCCAGATTCTGTTGTGGCGGCTGCTAAGGAAGGCACTGCCGGTGTCGACACTATGAATTGGCTATATAAAGTAGGCACTGCCCTTGGCGGTGAAGGCCGCGAAATGATGGAAAACAGCAGCAACAAATCAGGCAAAGTCGGCGCATTGTCGCCTGCAGAGGCCCAAAGTCAGCTGGACGAAATCCATGCCAATGCCAAGCATCCCTTCTATACTGCAGTTGGCGATGAGAAAAAACGCGCCACGGATGCTTATGTGGCCTTGATGAAACAAGCTTACCCTAACGCGTCTACAGAATCACCATAAATATCGCATATACTTGACAGGGATAGTCGGGGTGTGTTATAATAGGGTCTATACATCATCCGGGCTACCGCTTTGTCGATCTGGAATTGTACTACATAGAAATCATGACGGGTGTCGTGGCTACTTCTGAAAAAGTTTATGTAATTATAATTCTGGAGAATTTCAATGGCGATTAATATCGACAACATTTACGTCCAGACGTTTGAAAATAACGTACGACACCTTGCTCAGCAGCGCGCTGCTAAGCTCCGTATGTGCGTTCAGGAAGTTTCAGTTAGTTCTGAAAAGCATAACTGGGAAACCATGGGTTCAAATGCAGCATCTTTGAAATCTGGCCCTCGTCAAGCTACTCCTGAAAACGATTCTAATTGGGATCGCAGAACGTCTATCACTTCAACCTATGATATCGGCGATACTTCTGAACAAGAAGACATCGTGCAGATGCTGGTTGACCCAAATTCAAATATTACACTCAGTATTGCCATGGCAATGCAACGCCAGGTTGATGATGTTATTATCGCGGCTACTACGGGAGATTCCCGTGATGGCACTGGCGCAGCGGTTACTTTCCCGACTTCTCAAGTAGTTGGCGACGGTACTGGCGTTTTCACTTTTGATGGCGTTACTGAAGTCTATGAGAAATTCATGGAAAACGACATTGACGCTAACGAGCGCAAATACATGGTCATCGGTCCTAAACAGCTCCGTAAGATTCAACAACTTACTGAAGCGACCAGTGACGACTATGTTAGCAGCAAATTACTTGCCACAAATGGCATGATTCAGGGCTGGATGGGATTCGATTGGATCGTATCAACACGGCTGTTAAATCCTGCCGCTGGTGAGATCAGCTGCTTTGCGATGACCCAACGTGCACTTGGTCTTCAAATGAACCGCGATATCACAACTCGTGTTGCTGAAGACCCAAGTACGTCATTCCTGTGGCGCATTTACAGTTTCATGACTCTGGGCGCTATTCGTGTGGAAGATGAACAGATAGTGCACTGGCATTTGCTGGATTCATTATAATCGGTATGGCCCTTCGGGGCCTTGCCTTTTTTAGGAGAAAGTAACGTGGCAGCAATATCAATAGTTGGCGGAGTTAGTCAGTCAAAGCAGCAATTTTCTATCTCCACTTTAGTTGGAACCGAGACCGTTTCTACGGTCGTGGGTGCCGGTAAAGTGGCTCTGATATTAGATTCTGCAGTGGCTAAACGTTCTTTAAGTATCGACGTAATCACTGAGCGCCTTGCGGATGCATTGCGCGAAGCCGGTTACCAATAGGGGGTGATCCATGCCATTCGGCGTAAAAGCAGCAGGGTTTAATTCGACTACCTTAAAAAAGTTGAAGAAGTTTCTTGATGACAAAGAAATTTTCAGTTGCAAAACCTTATCGACGGAATTAGATATCGAATATGAGAGCGTATTATCTCATATGAACTATCTGGGCTACAAAAATTCTGGCGAAAAGATGTCAAAATCTGCCCACGAAGAATTCGTGGCGGGCCTGGAAATCACAAAACGTTCCAACGTGGCCAATGAAATGGAAGAAATTCTTTCCAAGTCCGAAGTTACTGCAGAACAAATCCAAAGCGATCAGGCTCGTGAAGCAGCAGCCAAAGCAGAACTGGCCGAAATCCAATTGGCCGAAATCAAATCTGGCAAAAAAGGTGCCGGAGCTGATAGCAAAAAAGCAACGGAAGCCGCCAAGTAACCTATCATGGCTTCCAAGACTGAAATTGGAAATTTAACGCTTAGTTGGCTCGGGCAAAATTTGATGGCTTCCGTTGATGATGCCACCAAACAAGCTCGAGCCATCAAAGCGAATTTCCAATTTTCTCTTGATTCGGTTCTCGAAGAGGGAGAATGGTCTTTTGCTACCTCAAGATTTGTTTGGTCAACATATAATTCTGCAGCCCCGGCTTGGGGTTACAAATACTACTTTGCAGTTCCGTCCACTGAATTAAAGGTAATATTCGTAAGCGACAAAGCCACAGATTCTGATTATGATTTCGATTACCGCTTAGAAGCGGAGGGAATTGTATGTGATTCGCCGAAGATTTACGTTAAAACGGTAACATCAATTAAAGACACGTCAAAATTTTCAAACATGTTCAACCAGTGTTTAGCGGCCCGGATGGCATACGACCTTGCCATCCCGCTGACAGAATCGCAAAAGAAAGAATCTACAATGTATGCTATTTACCAAAACAAACTGGCTCTTGCCCTTGAAAGCGATGGCTCCCAGGGCAAGCATCCAAGAATGAACCAAACAAGGCTAACTAGCCGGAGATAGGAGTAAATCATGTCAGTTCCAACTATTATTCGGGAAACATATAACATAGTAGTCAACAAGATAAAGTACCGGTGTTTTGCCTTAGTTGGCACAACAGACAAAAAAGGCAACGATGCGGGGAATGTGGTCACAGAACCGTTTTCGCAGTCTCATAACCGCTTTATAGAAGACGTAGCAGAAACACAGTTGCTACTAGGCCACATGACGTGGGCTGCTGCTGAAGAAGTTACTGCTGTTCGATTTAAGCTGATGCCCGGTGCAGGCGGAACTCCTCCTACTGTCGGGGACATTGTCCGTGTTGTATTCGATGCTTCCCCTATAGATGACACAACTAATGATACTCAAGCATGGGCATGGCTTGCTGCTGCTGGCGGTGCAGAGGCTACCGATGTTGAGTACAACGAATTATCGTACATACCTAAAGCCTCACTCGTAGGTGCTGATGATGGTTGGTCTGAATGGTTCGAGTTCGGAGGCATTTTAAGACGTGCTGATTTCCTTTATGTAAATGGTAGCGGCATAACGACTAACATGGACATTTTGGCGGAGACAGCATAATGAGAATGACACATAAAATGACGAGAGATCGTAACAACACAACATCAGCTAAACCTAGAAATCAGGCAGTATCTATACCAGTATGTTGTAAGCACTTTTTTCCAATTGGAGAAACTTCTGGCGATACAATTTCAGATGTTGCTGGCAATGTTGTTATTACTGATGTAGGTAAGTTTGTGTGGGATGCAACATTAGGCTCGGCTCAACGTACACAGCTAGGCACTACTGCATTAGCTTCTGGCGCATGGGCAGACACTAATGAAAAAGATTTTATCATGCTCGGTGTTGGAACTGCTGTGGATGACAGCGTAGTAGCAAATATCCACACTATCGCTATTGGCAGGACTGGAAGCGCAGCACAAAACGGCATTATCGTAAGCCATCAAAATGCAAGTATTCGTGGTGATGATGATGCGAATGTAACTACTCCTGATTTAAACACCACGTTAGTTGATGGCTTAAGCCTTTCTATGGCGAATATTGCAGATAGAAGTGGGGAGTTGACGTATCGGGTAAAGGGCGACTTAGACCAAAGCGTCACTGCGTCAATAACTGAGGTAACAGGATTTACGCCCGCCGCTTATTTCGATTCCTTGGGCATGAAACTACAAGGACTTGCGCTGTTTGTATTTGAAGACGGAATCCCGTCTGATCACGAAACTGCTATTGACTGGATGTATGCAAATTGGACAGGCACAACGAATGGTACGTTGCGCCAGATTTACCCGCCGTGGATGGGTCTTGTTTAATGCAGAAGTCCCGACGTAACCGTAGAAGCCATAAGATGCAACGGGATAGTGGAGGGGTTAGTTCTTCTATGCCAGCACAAGCAAATTCTATTGGCATAGTCTGTAAACACTTCTTCCCCTGTGACGAAGGAAGTGGCTCGACTATAACTGATATTGTAAACGGAGTTGTCATTGATGGAATAAAATCAGACATAAACGTAAGCGTAGGTGATGCTAATGCAATGCGTCTTTTGTCGTGGCCTAATGTCGATGGCGATGCCGGAACTGATACGTGTGATATTACGGGATCATGGGTCAATCCCAACGGAAAAGATGTTGTGATAATGGCTTGCGGCAAAGCCAGGGATGGCGGAGTTGCAAATGGCGGAGGTCACTTATCTTTTTATTTTGGTGACGCTACTGCTAACGGCCAGTTAAAAATACAGCCTTATTACGCAGTATTTAGCGGCGACTCACCGACATACACAGGCGGGATGGCAACCCTACGGGACGCAGATTATGTAACGCGAACAAACGGTCAAGATTACATATTTGGCGCAGTTATGCGCGGGGATACCCTGGAACATTGGGCCGACGGCTCAATGACGGACTCTAAAAGTATTCGTGATGCTGATAGCTACATACAAGCAGCGTGGGACTCGTTTAATCCAGATGGCAAGTTTAAGTGCGGACACTCAGTAGCTAACGGAAATATTAACGTATGCCAGTCTGACGGTACTTTGTCTATAGGAGGTGCGTCTTGCGATTATAGTTATACGGGGTACTCAGTACAGCCAGACGGCGATAAAGAGCATCCTGGATCGTTCACAGAGACGATAGGCAGTACTGAAATAGCTCAGGATTATTACGGATTAGTAGTGTTCGTATTTGAAAACGGCGCACCAGATGATGTTGGCGCTGCTATGGATTGGATGAAAGCAGAATGGACTAAAGGAAATAAAGTTATATACCCCGGTTGGGTCAGTTTAGTCTAAGGAAAGTATTATGAAAAAACTACTAGCACTTTTACTACTAATTTCAACCAGTGTTTTAAGCGCAGCGCTTACAATGCGAACAGCCGCGCAGCGTGAGAACGGCTTCCCGCTGGAGGTTGGTTGTGAATGAATCAGATAAAATAGCCCAGGCCGTTGTTAAAGCTCTGGAGGAAAGCCGCCACATAAGTCGTGAGGATCACCACGAGCATCATTCTTACTTAGCCGGAAAAATGGCCCGCGATCAAAAATGGATTGAAGTTCTCGATCAAGTGAAGCTTCATCTAATCAAATACGGCGCATTAGCAGTTTTAACTGGTGCTTTTGTCGCTTTATGGCAGTACGTAAAATTAAATTTACATAACTAAAGGAACCAAAATCATGAAAAAGTTATCTTATATCATCGCAGCCGCGTTAATTATGTTTGCAATCCCGGCTCAAGCGGTCAATTACGCCAAATCTGAACTGCAGGTAAACGGGCTTAACGTCAATACTGTTGCTGAAACGGTAACCGCTGCTAAGGTCCTGACTAATGCAGATAACGGTAAAGTATTCATTCTAAATGCTGCCGCTGGCGTTGCTGTTACTCTGCCCGCCCCGAAAGCCGGTCTAAAATATACTTTTGTAATCGGCGCTAATTTCGCTACTTCGAATTGGGTCGTAGGCACCAATGCCGCCGCCGCAGTAATCCAAGGAACAATGCTAGTTGCTGGTGCTGCTGTTCCCGGTGTCAATGAAAAACAGATCAACTTTGTGAATTCTGCAGAAGCACTTGGTGATTATGCCTATGTGGTTTCTGACGGCACAAATTGGTTTGTTTTTGGCGTAGGCAACACCGCTGGTTCGATCACTCTTACCGCTCCTTAATATTAAGTCCTAGTTTGGGGAAGCTATGAATTTAATACCGGCATATCGCAGTTTTTCAGCAGGGGAAGTATCTCCCCTGCTGAGGGACCGACATGATACGGAAACCCATAATTCCGCAGTTGCCACTATGCGGAACATGGTCCCCGACCCTCGCGGCCCAGCAAAAACTCGTAATGGAACCAAAAAATTAAATACTATTGTCGGAGCAACGAACGGTGTGATAAAAGTATTCCAGGCCACGTCTGCTAAGTATTTTGACATAGTGTTCGTTAACGCCAAAGCTTGGACCTTTACTAACGACGGCGTTGCTACTCCTACCCCGAGCTTTATTACCCCATATCTCGATGCGGAATTGGACGATATTCACATAGTTCACGACCCTGATCGACTAAATTTATGGGTATTCCACAAAAACCATCCGACAGCCAGGTTTACGTTAAATGCTGCTGGAACCGATTTAACATATGCAGCCGTTACCTTTACGGCTGCTCCCGCTTACTGGGGTTCTGCTGCCGGTACTTACCCGGCTACTGGTACTATTCATAAAGGCAAATTATGGCTCGCTAACGGAACCAAAATATGGGCCTCGAAACCCCAAGCCCGCACCGACATGACTACAGGGACAACAGCCGCCGATGGCTTCGAAGTGGAAATGGAAGATAGCGGCGAAATCAGATGGCTATCGAAATCCAAGAATCTAATAGTAGGCACTGATTTCGGCGAATACATCATAACATCGCAAGGCTCTGTGATATACATTGGCGACATATCTATCGATCAGCAAAGCCAATATGGCTCTAAGTCCGTTCAGCCTAGCATGCTGGGAGATAAACTGGGATTTATCTCCGGGGATGGCAGGAAACTATATGCTACCCAGTACGACCGGAATGCAGAAACATGGGTCCCAGTCGACATAACCTTCTTTAGCGAGCATATTACTGCTGGGAACATTAAAGATTTTGTGTACCAGCCGCACCCCGATAACTTGGGGTGGTTTACTGATAATAATGGCGATTACATATGCTCTTTGTATAATCGCTCTGTGAATGTCTACGGCTGGTCTCGCCACGACACCAATGGAACAGTTAACAGTATGGCGGGCGGCGAGATAAACGGAGTCGGAGAAATAGTTTCTGTTGTGGACCGCAACGGTACGGATTTATTGCTAGAATTAACAAAATCCGTACCGTTGGATTCGTACGTTTATAAGGATTTCGGCGGAACTCCCGGCATTTCTGTCACCGGATTAGACCACATGGAAGGAAAAACAGTGCATGCTATTTCGGACGGATATAATGCCGGTTCATATGTAGTAAGTAGCGGGGCAATAACTCTGGCCCAAGCAGCGACTATAGTATATGTCGGGCTGGCTTTTGACCAAGAGTTAATTTTGCTTCCCGTGGACGAAGGTTCTCAACGGGGCAGCGGCAGAGTCCATTTGAAACGATATAAGGACATATTTGTAGGGTTAATAGCCTCTTACTTGCCTAAGATAAACGGGGAAACTCCGCCTGATATTGCCGCCGATGTGTTGATGGATACTGCCCCCGATACCGTCACTGGCCTAGTAAACATTACTGATATGGGGTTTGATCGGGAATCCCCGATCACCATAACACAGGACCTTCCGTTTAACATGACTATCACTGGCGTGTTCGGTACTTTGACGCAGGAGAAACTATAATGGGCGGGTTTAATCCACTAAAGCCCCAGACTTGGGATCAAGCCGACATATCAATAGGAGGCTATAGCATAGGCGACTCTTGGCTGTCTAAGCAGTTAGAAGATTTTAATCCAGTAGACAAAGCTGCTACTGAATTAGAAAGATTCATGGACAAGGCAGAAAAAGAGGCTGACCGAGTAGAGGAAAAAATCAAAGATGCCTTGGAAAGCTGGGGTTCTACTGTCGAGGGGCAAACTAACGAATTAGCGGGGCTTAACGCCGACGCGATTCGTGCCGAATCCGCAGAGAATGTTCGGCGGTCCGAACTTCAGTACGCTGACTTGCGAAGTCAAGTAACTGGCATACAATCCTCGTCCGGGTTCTTGTCATCTGTCGGCACGAACGTTGATTACGTCAAGAAAATGGATACTTCATTTCAAAAGGAAATTGATTACATAAATAAATCAACCGAGTCACAAATAGCGATCACTTTACTTGAAGGCGAAATTCAAGGAAAAATCGCTAAAAACAATGAACGTTCAGGCGACATTAATAATGCTACTAGTGTATTAGGCATATTCTAATGGCTGAAAAACTACCTACAATAAATTACAATAGAACCGGCGTTAGCTCTATGGGCCGATTTAACGTGTCTTTGCCCGGCGCGGAAAAATCCTCCCAGCAAAGAGTAGTGAATGCCGGGATCAATCTAGTTGGTACTACCGTTGATCTGATAAAGAGGGCATCAAAATCCTCTGAATCTAACGATCTTGCTGTTGTCGAATCTTCTTTGACTGAGAAAATGTCCGAATTGGATGTTGTTATCGCCAAAAAGAATACTTATTCTGCGGCTGAACTCGAAGACATGGGAGTGAAGTTCAATAGAACAACAACTAAATTAGGGCCGGACGGCAAAGAAATAAAAGAAGACCGCCAAGTGATTCCCGCTGCTGAGGTTGCGGATCAAGTATACAAAGTACGGGCCAGGGCTATTCAGGCAGCGGCGTATTCTAACGCTCCCAATGCTAAATCCTTGGTTGCCGTAAAGAAGAGATATGCCGCTCTCTATGAAAAAGGAATCGACGGCGCACTGAGCCACCAATTAAATCATGCTCAACGAACCGAAAAAATCAAAGTCGCTACTGCATTTAGTCAGGCCATATCTTCCGGCAACGAGCAGGGAGCCAACGATTTAGCGGACGCTGCATTCGAAAATGGCACGTGGTCAGAAAATAAATACAATGCCGAAAAATCATCCATATCGGATCGGGTTCGTACCAATATTTATATGCAATCTATTAATCTATCTGATAGCACTCCGGATTTGGAATTCGCTCGAACAATGATGACTAATGATGCTAAACTTAGTGTCGAAGCCAAAAAATCCTTGAACGGCATGTTCCAAGCCAAGATCGGTCGTCTCGATGCTGTTGCGGAATCCAAAGCCAAAGAAGCCAAATTGATTAATAGCGCCACTAAACTTATTCAGTCTACTGATTACATACGCCAGATTGGCGCTCCTTTGCCCGCTGACGAAATAGTTAACATGGGCCAGGGAATGACGGCCACCGACCGCAAAGCACTGGCTACATATAACAACAGTCTATATTCTATCACCGACCCGGAAACTTTTGATAAATTGGCGGTCCAAGTTCGTTCCATATCAATCCCAGACGGCGGGTTGACTACGGTGGCCCAGCGTCGTGAACGGGTGATGAATGGGCTTATTGCCGCCACCGAATCCAAACAAATAAATGGCAAGGATTTCCTCGCATTGACTGGCCTCATAAACACCTCGCAGGAATTCCAAGTCAACAACCCTGCTGCCAAACGTACTATTGATATGATATGGCAAGATTTGACGGGCAGTTCTAAAAATATGATAAGTTCTGCATTATCATTGGGCGGGATAGATTCTCTAACTGCTTCGAAAGCCGAATTTGACCTTCTAAGCTTGATAGACAAATCGCCAATCGGCTTTGATCCTGTTGCATGGTGGGACAAGAACCGCACTAATTACTATACCGATTCTGTCATGGGCAATTTAAAAACGTTAGAAGAGCAGACCGGCTATGGCTTTGTCGTAATGGAATCTGGCTCTCGGTATAAGGTCAATCGTAAAGAAACCATTAAAGCGATTAAAACTAAAATCAAACTCGGTTTAATAACTAAAGCAGAAGCCGATGCTAAGTTATTAAAGATCAATGAAGCCAGTGATCAAGTTACTAGAATCCTGGATAGAGATAAAAAGGCCAAGGACCAGTTTAACCAATGACAGACTTTACTGAACAATTCACTAAGGAAACGGGGGCTGAAACTGCCGCTAATTCTTCTTTGTCGCAAGAGCTTCAAGTATCCATGGATGAAGATCAGGCCAAAGAAGACAAGCGCAAATCTTCGAGATTTGAAGCGGCATACGAGGCTACTGACTTACCTGTGTCCGGGCCGTCTAAGGATAAATATGACTATGAAAAAGACTTCAACGAAGGAAACACCCTTAAAACTGACGACGGGGGCGGTATCCAGATCAACAATAGTTCGTACAAACCGGGAGCGGTCAATGTGGCCGGTCGAGACTTGGCCACCGGTAGACAATATACGAACCAGTTCGCTGACCCCGAAGGAAAAATAGAACAAGGAATAGGCAAGCTACAAAAAGAAGACCATAATACTAAAGCAGGTTCCTCGTACCGCAACACCTACGGTTTATATGACGTGGCGCGAGGAATCATCGACGAAGACGGCTCATTCGACGATTTTGCTAATTCTGTTAGCGGCCCTTGGTCGAATGACCAGCTTTCTATGGCGTATACTTCTGCTAAGGCCACTAAAGATGTCATGAGCGATGTAGATTCCCTGGGCCGTCGGTATTACGACGAAATGCGCGATGAGTATGACCAATTTGAAGGACGTATATCGAATATTCCGGCTGAAGGCTACACCGAGGAATCACTTGCGAAAAGCGAAGATTGGCTTAAATCGGGCCGTGAATTTTTGTCGGTCATCAACCCCAACGCTGCTGATTTAACAGACGAACAAGTAGATTCTAGCTTGAAATCAACGATGTCTATGTTCCGGAACAACCTGCCAATGATGGCTACTTTCGCTAACATGGCTCTTCAAGACGAAACTGGCACCATTGCCAAGAATTTACTTGTGATGGATGAAATGTATGATTCTTTGGAAATGTCTGGACCGGTGGCAAGTCGCGCTGTTGGTGCTCTTTTCGGTGATGTGGCTAATTATATCACTTTGGGCGGCGGCATACTTGTTACAGGGCTGGGCAAAGAAGCCACTAAAGAAGGCGTGCGACATGCTCTTAAACGTTTGGCTCATGGCATCGCCTACGACGCTGCTGTTGGCGCTGGTTTTGGCGCAGAATATGAAAATAATATACAAGACGTTGAAATAGCCGCTGGTACTCGCGGTGAAAAAGACCCGGCTAAAATCGCTCTGATGGGCGGAGTTGAAGGAGCGGCAAATGCGCTCATTGGCGGTCCGTTAAATGTCCTGACTGACAAAACTCTTCGTGGGTTTGCTGGCACGAACATAAAGAAAGGGCTGGGCATGCTGAAGGAGAATTCAAAGACTACATTCCGTCACCCATCTGGTCTTAAAGGCCAACGCGGATCGATCGATTTCGGACCCCTGGGGAGCGATAAGGTCCAATTAACATTCAAGATGCAAGATTGGTTGGAATCTACTGTGAAAGACGGAGCTAAACCGACCACTATTCGCCAAACAATTAAAGAAGGCATAAACAAAGGAATCATCAAGCCTGAAGAAGTTAAATGGTCCGGGATCGAAAAATTTTTAACCGACGCAGAATCTCGCGGCGGTACTGGTATCAGCAAGTTCCGCATGATGAAGATCATTGAGCAGGAAACCCCCCAAGTCAAAATGGTTCCTGTGGCGAAGGAATCATATGAAACATATTCATTACTTACCAACAGCCGAACCCAAGATGAAACCATTGGGGAAGGCATCAAGGGTGCTGGCTATCGTGAACGTATGCTGGTAATTCCCCCCGCTAGAGGAACTAACCCGCAAAGCATCAATCCACGAAGTGGAATCGCATCCAAGCCCCTTGATATAGGCGACGACCGTTATCGCCCCGGCCATTTTACTGGCCCTCAACATGAACAATTGCAATATGGCGATGATATGATAGGCCATTCCCGCGTCGAAAATGCAGAGCTTGGCGACTCTAAGGGCAAAATGGTTCTTGAGATTCAAAGTGATTACCACAAGTCAGGTCAACAAGAAGGGTACGTTGATTCGCCCAAAGGTGATGTGTCCGTAGCTTATGATGCTGGTATTGGTAAACAAGACGATAATATAAAATTGATAAAGTTAGCAGAAGAGCATGGAATAGACCCTTTTGAAAAAAATGCCATTGCAAAAATATGGCCGTATTTAGATGACAAGACCAAGGCTAAAGTAAATGCTACTAGACCTGAATCAAAACCTTATGGCAAGAATTGGGACGCGATGGGCATGCGGATGGAGATTTTAGATTCTATAAACAACGGTGACGAATTCATAGCATGGCCTGCCAATGCCGAGCAGATAAACGTGATCGAACAATGGGGAAGCGGCTACTCCAACGAAGGAATCGTGAAACGCGCAACCGAGACTCGCATTAAAGCCATGAAGAAACTTGGCCTCGAAGTTGAGCGGGTTGATATGCCGCAGTATAAAGAGCTAGGCAAAACTGACATGACTTCCGAGGCCGGAATTGAGGAATTTAACAACGCCATAGACCAACGAGGCCAAGCCATAGTAGAAATTTGGGACGAAGCAAACCAAAAATATACGTATAAATTGTATGCCGATCCCGATGGCACCATAGATGTTGATGTTACTCCTCCCGCAGGTTCAGAGCTTTTAAAAACTATGACTGAAACTGAATATTATGATTTCGCAGAAGAAATATTGGCGGGCCAGGGCGGTATTCAGGATTCTACTTTTAATGTTATTCGCCTGACCAAAGAAGTGAAAGACAAATTCCTCAAAGAAGGAATGCCCGCATTTTCTGTTGGTGCAATGGCAATTCCCGAAGAAAGCAAATCCGAACGCAGAAAACAAAAACGTGGTAAGGACGGTAAATTCAAATGATAAATCGCGATGAATTCGAAGACGGGTTACAATCCCTTAATCTGGGTCGCCAAGCATTGGCTGTGGCCGCTGCAGAAGACGAACAGGGCGAAGTGCCGGAAGAGGGAAAGCCACTTATGATGGCCGGTGTTGGCCGTTCTGCTTTACGGGCTGTGTTCCCCAAGGAAGCCCGTTCGCTCCTATCTAAGTCTTCCGCTGATTTAGTTTCTGCCCGCCCTGAAGCGGCCAGAACTACTGCCACCTCTATTACTGATGCCGAAAAATCTGCTGTAGAATCTCAGGCCACTAAACTGGTCGATTCGTCTAATGTAACTAATGTTATGGAATCTGTCCAAGGGCAGGATGATTTGACTTCTTTGATCGAAAAAGCTGCGACTTTTGAATCCCAAGACTCCCCCCGTACTTTTAAGGACATAGCTGGCGATTTCGAGTCCGTACAAGATGTGCTGGACGAGCTAGAGCCGGTTTTAAAAGGACAACAATCAGGATTGCTTACCGACCGCCAGCTATATGGAATCCGCTCATTGACAGCCTCCGCTGCCGAGAGTGCCGAGAGTCTGGCCCGTCAGATTGCTTCAGGTAACGCCACTCCGCAGACTTTATTGGAATTTCAGAACGCCCGTGCTACCTACCGGGTGCTGGACGGCTACGCAAAGGGCAATGCCCGTGAAGTGGCTCGCGCTCTGAACCAGCAAAAAATGGTGGCTAAGGCAGTCAACACCAACTCCCTACAGGCGATGGACGATACTATCGAAAAGTCCAGCTCTGGCGGCGGCGATATAGCCATCAAACGCGACGCAGAAAATCTAGTAAGTCGTATCGACCGGTTGGGCGCAGATAAGGGAATGCAGAACAACTTCAGCATGGGCGATCCCTTCCGAATTGCGGTCGAGTACTTTAAAAACAACATACTTTCGGGATGGGAAACTCACGCGGTCAACATATCTTCTGTTGCTGTAACCAATTTGTGGGAAAACACCATTATTCGCCCGACCGCCGCAGGGATTGGGGCCGCCAGACAAAAACTCGGTGGCGAACCGAACATTGATCGAGTTCGCTCTTCTGAGATAGTTGGTTCCTTAATGGGTTCATATGTCGGCATCAAGGGAACTTTGCGCATTATGTCGAAAACCTTAATTACCGGGGAATCTGCGTTCGGTGCTGGTAAAGCCGAATATGGCGGCGCTATGCATAAATTCGCCAGAGACATGGAATCTCTAACCGGGTCCAGTGCGGTAGGCAAAGCCGGTAACGTGGCCGCTGACATAAACTCGCTGTCATTCCGCTTCCTACGGGCGGAAGATGATGCAATGCGCGGAATCGCATTTACCCAGCAGTTATATTCATTGGCGGCCAGAGACGCTGAACTTCAAGGTTTGACGGGCGACGCGGCGTTCAAGCATATGAACAACTTAATAGATAATCCCACGGCTCAAATGTATGACGATGCTGCCGAATACGCTCAGAAAATCACATTCACCAATACGGATACTAAAGGTCTAGTAGGCATAATGGCCCAGAACGTGAGGGCTTTAGTTGGCAATGTTCCTGCCCTGCAGTTTATAGTGCCATTCGTCAACACACCGTCCAATTTGTTACAGTATGCCATTGAGACTTCTATCTTGGCCCCTGTTTCCAGTAAGCTATGGAAGGAGGTCGCTGCGGGCGGCGCTTCAAAAGACATGGCCCTCGCTAAAATGACCACCGGAGTCGGCCTTACTGCTGTTCTGTGGTCGCTATATGAATCAGGTAAAATCACTGGTTCTGGCCCTGAAGACCTTAAAGCTAAAGAAATGCTTAAACGTGAGGGATGGCAACCAAATGCTTATGTTTTCGCGGACGGAAAAGTGGCCGGCCTTGAAAGATTTGATCCGTTCTCGATGACTCCCTCTATTGCGTTAGCGGTCGATGCTTTGGACAAAGCTAAATACGCGGCCACCGAAGAAGAAGCTAAAAAATGGTTCGTTAAGGCTACTCTGGCAATGAGCGAAAACGTCATGGATTCTGTTTGGATGAAAGGCATTGACGATTTCTATAATGCCTTCGATAATGAGTCTATGTTGGAAAATTACTTTTCCAATCTTGCCGCAAATATGGTCCCGTATTCTGGCTCTCTTCGCTCTATTAAGAAGATGACAGACAACAAAGGCCGCGCTGTCAGCAAAGATAAATTTGTCAATGATTTTGGTTACCAGCTTCAGCAACGAGTTATGGCTAATTTGCCTATTATGTCTCAATATGTCCGGCCCAAACGTTACTGGGACGGCAAAGTTATTGTTCCTGATAACGAAGGGTTCGCATATGCTGTTTCTCCTGTTCGGCCCGGTGATCTGGCTAAGGGCGACAAAGCTAACCGCGAACTATTTGAAAATGGAATCTTTCCAGGTGAGCCGTCTTCTATCATTACTTTAGGCCCAGTCCAGTTTTCTCTGTTGGAATTCGACGAAGATGCTCGTATTTACGATATGTACATACAAGAAGTAGGAAAGGCTCGGCGCGAACTAGTAGAGGCCGCCATGAAAAATTCCCTGTATCAACGCCAAGAGGCCGGTCCGAATGGTTGGAAATGGACCATTCTAGAAAAGGCTATTTCCGCTTCTACCAAAGCCGGCCTGGCCAACTTTATTAAAAAGTTAGAAAAAGAAGTAGCAGAAGACCCGGAATTGGCGGCGACCATACAGGCTAAATTTTCTATGAATCCGCTTTCTTTTGTTCGACAGCTGTATGATGCAACTAAGCCGAATAGTCCTTCTTCCGAACTTAAAACCAAAGTCAAAGGACAAAGAACCCGTAAGCCGCTTGAAATACCGAGGATGAACCCATGACAGTTTCTACGACCAATAGATTAAACTCTTTTACTGGCGACGGTATCACCGATACCTTCACTTTTGATTTCGAGACCCTAGACGCTGCTGATATCGAAGCATACGAAGATGGCGTTCAAGATTTAAACATTACTGTACTATTGAACGCGGATCAAACAGCAAACCCTGGTGGCACTTGTAAATTTGCGACCGCTGCTCCCGCTGCTGCTTCAGAAGTCGCCATATTACGAAATGTGACCGCTGATCAGCAAATATCTTATCCCTTGGGCGGTAATTTCCCTTCCGCTTCTCATGAGGGAGGGCTGGATAAATTAACGATGTTAACTCAAGAAAACCATGAGCTAGCATCACGGGGCCTGCATTTCCCGGAATATGAAACATCGACATCACCTGTGGCGCTTCCTAAAAGATCAGATAGAGCATCTAAGTATTTAGCATTTGATAGCTATGGGGACTATTCTTTGTTGTCGGGAACTACTGCCGACCCTAATGCCATGCAGAAGCCGTTAATAGCAACGGAAAATAATATCGCTACCTTTGATTCCTCCAAAGGCGTAAAAGATAGCGGCGTTTCAACATTTAATGCCAGCAACAACGCCAGCAATAAAACTGCCGCTGCTGCTTTCGATATTGCCGCTGGCACAAGGATATTCATAGAGAGTTTAGACGGCGGCTGGTTCATTGCAAAAACAGGTGCAGCAGCAGGTACTTATTCAGATAATGGTGGTTCGTTTTGCGGCACTGTTTTCATCCCTACTGGCGGTGACGGGTCTACTGCGTGGGTGCGAGATTATAACGGCGCTGTTAATGTTAAATGGTTTGGTGTAAAGATAGACAATACAACGGATGACGCACCGGCTTTTCAGACATGTCTTGACTATATCGGCCCGCTCGGTCTCGAGGGTCATGCACCTGCGGGGAATTATAAATTAGACGCTAAATTAGTTTTTGATTACATAATTAAATTTTCAGGGGCTGGGAAAGCTACTGTATTCAACTTCAGTATGACTACTGGGAATGCTGTAGAGATAGCAACAAATGCGGGTGTTGTCGGTCTTATTTTGGAGAATTTTAGAATAGCCGGAACATCCGACGCGAATGTCGCATCCCCGACACAAAGTTTAATTGGTCTGAATCTTAACCCGTCTGGAGCACAAAGCTGCACAAGAAACACATTTAGAAATATTCAAGCAGCGCAGGTGCATACTGCTTTCTACACATCCTCTGCATGGAGTAACCACTTTGATTCATGTCTTGCTTCACAAGTTTACAGAGCCGTTTATACCGGCACAGGTACAAATGGTGTACTGTTTACTGCACTGTGGGCTGCTAATTGCAGGAAGTGGCTTGAGGCAAGTAACGCTGAAAACGTATCCTTTAACACACCCCTTTGGCAAAACTGTGGTTCCTCCACTGGTGAGGGCGCTGGTATAACATTATTCCAATCGCAAGTAACAATGATTGCACCTTACATAGAGCATACGGCAGTGGATGCAATCGCTAATATTGGCTCTAACGCTGAAGCATCTAGCTCACAGTCCTCACTAACTATACTCGGTGGCGAGTTAAATGAGGGAGCCGGAAGTAATGTTATTACAATCGGACAATCTGGTGTACATATCAACATCGACGGCATTCGAACAAAAACCGGCGGGTTAAAACTAGGTACTGCTGGCTCTCCTGGCACGCCAGTACGGCTTGAATGGTTGACTAAAGACAGCACGTTCAAGCCTTTTGGTTCTAGCACATCGCGCACTGGCACTGTTGTGGCTGAAATGTTGCCGAATAACAATGGCGTGTTCACTAAGGGCGGCGGAGCTGGGGGCATACTGACACAATCTCCAGTGCGCGAGGGATATAGATTGTTGCAAACTGACACTACTAATCGCGGGCCGATCATAACCACTGATTTAGTTGTTGGCGATTGGTACACTATTGTGACAGCTATGAGATACCCGGCAACAATATCCGCATCCTTAGACAATAAAGATACAGCTACCGGCACATCTTCGTGGGCGCTTAGTTTGCCTGACACGCCATTACTAACTGAGGATTTTGAATATCATTATTTCTTCTTTAAAGCAGAAGCCGATCAACTTTATATGAATTTATCTGCTTCTGGAATAAATGTTCAAATTGAATACTTCGGTGTTTATAAAGATATTTATATGCCAGACATCGAAGGGCATTCACAACCTATTGTTTATGACACTGCTGCACCTACCGTTGGCACATGGGAGCAGGGTGATACATGCTGGAATCAAAGTGCTGCCAGTGGCTCTCCTATTGGTTGGAGATGTACTGTTTCAGGAACTCCCGGAACATGGGTAGCGATGGCTAATTTGTAATGGACGAAGCACTAATAATACTAGCTAATTGGTCCCAATTCATTTTGCCGTGCCACGTCCTAAAAGAGTGACGCGCCCACGTACTATAGTCCCTTGCGTCATATATTTCACTCAAATCATCAAATAACATATAATACCGAGTTCCCCCCACAAGGAAGAGAGCAAAAAGCCACGGATGGCCCCCTTCTTTTATCCGCTTCCTAAACCAACGAACTTGGGACGGGCGGATAAAATCCTTTTTAGCCCGGTCTCCATTGTTGAATTTAAGCTCCATATGGCTTTCTGTCCCGGCTATGCAGAAATCAATATCCGGTATGCCATCGCTTGTTTCAGGCGATTCGACTCGGCTAAAATGCCCGTATGGCTTCATGTGCTCTGCGAATTGGAGCCACAAGTCGCCTTCGCATTGCGGGTTGCGCTTACCCATCAGAACGCAGGAATAAAAAAGTCGTCATCGCCGTCATCGACGACTTTAGAAACTTCAGTTTTCTCTGCTTCGTATTTCCCCTGTGTCGCCGCATCAAACACCCTCTGACAGGCCGTTCCAATGTTGTCGAATTGACTGTCCGCAAACTGCATTTTTTCGACTAGCTTTATAGCTAGAGATTGGGATACTACTTGAGCATGACGGCCCAAGCCGTTTTCGCTCAAAAAGATGCAAGCCTCCATGATGTCCGCTACTTCCACAATTAGGGCTTGTTGAGCCGTACATAAGCTACGCCCGTTGCCTTCGTAGCCCTTGCCCTTGATGCCCATCCGCACTTTAGCTGGGCTGGGTATGTCTCCTGTCATAACTTCATCGATGTCGTGGTCAAGAGCATACTTAATCAGCTCGTTGTCCGGAACCCCGGCTTCTTTGGCTATGGCCCGTGCGATCATCGTCACATTAAATGTATGCTCCGCCACAGACTGTCGCTTTGAAACACGAACAATTCCCCACCGGCCCACGTCTTGTAATAATAGTATATCTTGTATTTCCATCATTTCCTCACTCTATATTTAGTTACTTGTTGATGCGTCAGTGCTACCAAAAAATTAAAAACATCAGCAGATTCTTCAATAATGTGCATGATATCTCCCTTCTGTATGGCTTCTTCAAGCTCGTCTACTTCACCGCGCATCTTTTTAATCAGGGCTAAAGGATCAACGTCTTCTATGTCGCCTTTATGGGCGTTCATCCGCATTTTGACCCCTGCCATATTGGAAATTATACGATGTGTTGTGTCATATTTATCCATCTTTATATAACTCCATTTGTTCTTTAATGTCGCCGTGGTTCGCGCCCCAGCCTTCATACCGTACATGGCCTTCGCAACCGGAACTCCGCGCCGCAGAATCTATAAGAGAGCGGATTATGGGAACCATTTTCGGGTCATAGTTGCAAAAGTTAAGGAACACTTCATCTGGCTGACAGACAAACATCGCGTCTAGAATTTGTTGCTGCGACCAAGTAAACACGCGCCGTTCCCGGCCTGTTACAGTGGTGTATTCCTTTTCGACCCCTAATACTTCCCATGTCGTCTCCATTTGATCTTCGTAGCAAGGGCCGCTGTTGCCGCCGACCCGGATTGGATGCATTCGGGCTGTGCCGATCACTTTATTGATCATCGGCATCGGAATGTTCATATCAGCACAGAATCTGGCTGGCGTACAATCTCTGGAGGTGCAGAACGGGAAAAACCCGGCATTGATGCCTAAGCTGTAGCCCTGCGCCCCTTCAAGTAAGATTCGTTCAGCTTGATCTATTTTGTTTAGATATTCAGCGTTCGTTATTAGGTGGCATTCAAATGGGGTCCCCTTTAATCGAGTCTTGGCCGTGGGGTCCTGCATCTTGTTTCGCTTTATTTTGTTGACCATTACGACCGATGTGCCTTGACAAGTAGAGCCAATGTCCGCCATATGCCGCTGTTCTTGTTCTTTGTCATAGTCGGTCACAACACACGCATTTTCGTGGATATGAAAGTTCCAGCGATCGTAGCCCAAGGCCTCCAACAAGTGAAGTTCTTTTTGTAGTTGGGCCGGGTCAAAGATCGACCCCGGGCCTAAGATAACGTCTTTAATGTGCGGGCCGACTACGCCGTTAGGCAGGACCTTATGCATCATCACTGCGCCGCCTTTATCGATGTATGTGTGTCCTGCGTTCGGCATGTTGGCATTAATCACTAGATCGTAGTCGCGAGTCGCGGCTAAATATCCGGCTATTGCGCCTTTTCCTGTGGACCCGTACTGTAGGTCTATGATCAAATCTGCTTTTTTCTTCATGGGTGTCTGTCCTCTATGGTGTCAGTATGCCGAGCCACGTATGCTCGACGGTGGTGTATCAGTTCTCCAACGGGCCTCCAACGGGCCTCCAACAACGCTCCAACGACCTCAGTCGCCGCACACGTCGTCCTCTAGGAGGAACGGGTAGTTGGCTTTCTTTAATTCCGGTACTTCTAGTATAAGTTCGCCGGCAATAGAGTCATAGCCGACTATTTCTATCGGCAAGCCTTTCCCGCCCCGGAGCTTTCCGAACCGCACTACAACATCGGCTTTCGCCATATCAAACTCTATCGCAGTTTCTAGCTTTTCCTTTAATACATTAACTTTCATCGTCGTTCTCCCCAAGGATACCCTTGTGTTGTAATTCTATTATTTCGGCTGCGGCCTCCAGCTTCGGAATAACCGCAACATATGATCGGTCCACTTTTGATGGGCCGGTTTTTACTCTACTCGTTTTTATGCCGAACTCCTTCATTCGCTTGTGGAACAAAGAATAAACTTGAGTCGATGCGTATTTTCTAGTAGAACAATATTCTTCGTACTCATCGTAAAGTTCGGCTTTCAGCACGTGCTCGGGCCAATTGCCGGTGTTTTCCGCTTTGACATCAGGAGTCAATAATCTGCCCCTCGTCACTACACTAGCCCACCACATAAGTACACTATCGGATTGGCTGGATAGAACTCTTTGTTCCACGATGGCCTCCGTGACAGGGGCCAAATTCAGAGCACTTGTTATTTTCCGGTTCATCAAGTAATACAATAAAGCTTCGCGCCCGCCATTGTTCAATTCGTCTCTTATTTGGGTAAAGTACGCATGGTCCCCTATTTTTGTTGAAGGGACATCTACCATAAACCATCGTCTACTGTTTTTGCCCGCTGGTATCACCCATTGGTTGTTACTTGCTATCATCAGATGAACCATGTTTCTGTACGGTATTGCGTCTATTCCTTTGCGCTCCCCTAACAAAAATTCTTCCGTCACCAAGCCTTTTAGCTTTCCTTCGGTCTTTTTATTGCCGCCATATGTAATCTCGTCGGCAAAAACCGTGATGGCATCCATCATGTGAGCATTAAAATTACTGGTTAGGTGGGTGTCGTCTATTAAATGCCGATGATGGGAACCAAATAATGACCCTATCGCATTAGCCAAGGTTCCCTTCCCACTTCCTTCGTCTCCCCGCATCACTAAGCAACAACCCTTTATCTGTGCGGGAAACTGAACCATGTCTGCCAGCCAATCCAGTAGCCACGTATAGTGGTCTTTGTTTCCGGAACATATGACTTCCTTTACGTGTGTTATGAATAGTTCGCATTCTCCTTCCCTCGGCTCGACCGCAAAGCCGGACCACGTGTTATAAAACCCGTACGGCACTTTGTCGTCAGGGAACAGGCCGATGCCGTTTTCAAATGTTCGTCTTCCTTCATGCGCCAGCCAGATTGCTGCTGTTGGTAATTTTTTGACTTTATCTTTATCGTCTCTTACTTTCATCACTTTGTTTGCGAGCAGTAACGAAAAGCCGTCTTTGTCCAGCAGGTCGAACTTTGAGATCATCTGGTCGGTAAACTCTGCTTTTTCTTTCAAGATACGTATCTTCCCGCCAACAGTAACTATAGCGAATTGCTGGTTCATTTCCTCGACCAGTTTATCGAACCTGTTGCCAGTCCGGTCCCCTTTCTTCTGGTCCGGTTCCCATCCGCCCTGGTTGGCGTAGTAAAATAAAGTTCCGCCACGCACTGTGCCGAAATCACTGAACCCGTTCCACCTGCTCGCACATTCGTTTTTACGGTAGCGCGATCCTTTCTTGGACCATTCGTCCCACAGGGCCAAGCCGTCTTTGTCTGGCATCTGGCTCTTGATTGACATGCCGACCTTGAGCCAAGAGTCATAGTCCATGTCTTCCGGTTCTATGAAGGATAGCATTCGCTCGATCTGATCAGGCTCGATCGGAGCTTCTAAGTCCTCGTCCTCAATGTTCTCGTTTCCTCGATTCCCGTCCCTTCCTTCCATTGGGGGACTCCATAAGGTCCCCATCGAATTCATTATCCATTCCGGTATATGAGGCAATTCGCCGCCAGCCGTCCATTTATACATTTTGCCATTAATCGTGGACGGGAACGCAACTATATGTCCTTTAAACGCATCTACTGTTCCGCCCCTTGTGTCGATCGCTTTATGTAATTTGCCAGTTGAACTGCCCGCATTTTCCTGCCATTTGAACAATAAATGTATTCCCTTACCGGGGGTAGCAGCCACAGGCGATAACGGCAGATTACCGTGCTTTTTTTCTAAGTTCTGAAGGGCCAATAGCCCGTCGGCTTCCCCCTTTCTGTCCACATCGACAACAAACACGCCACCTTCTTTTCCGGTCGGTATGCCTATGTTCCCGCCAGCAAATTTGCCGTCGTCCGGGGAGAACCACTTTTCGACAACGGGCCGTTTAGTAGAGCCGTGGGAATATTGTATCCCTAGTTCCTTACGTGGCAGCCGTTTCGAATTTTTCGCCAATGGAATCACCGGTATCCCGGATTTTATGTACTCCATTGCTGCCAAATATACCCGCCATTCGTGGGACGGTTGCTTGGCTATTTCGTCAAATTTTTCTTTATCAAGTTTTATTACCGGTTCTATTTCTTCTTCCAGCATAATCTTTACCCTGCAACGCTTGTTGCCAGTTGTAGCCTGTTCCTGACCAATCCAATATCAAAGGAACTTTCAATCGGTCCTCTTCTTCGAGGGCTTCTTTTACTCTTTTATAGTGTGGCTTCCAATCTTCCGGCAGAGCCAAGCTATAGGAATCATGCGTGTTCAGTTGTAGGTGACCGAATTCGCCGTCCCTTCCCAGTTGCTCTTCAATGAGCATCCAGTTTTCTTTATTTAAATCTGCGGCAGTGGCCTGTATTCGTATGCCGCTAGCCGAGTATGATTTGTATCCCCCAGGGAATCTTAGTTTCCTGCCAAAGTAAGTGGTTATGAACCCCTGTCGTTCTGCTATCTTTTGGTCTCGCGATGCTAACTCCCTTACTCCCGGAATCCTGCGGTGGTAACGTTCAATTATTTCCTTTGCTTCGCGTCCCGCTTTTTTGTAGTGAACTACATCGCCGTTTCGTTTAGTGAAACTTGCTGGTTCCCACGGCATGCCCATTTTATCTGCTATCGCCCCATCGCCGGAGTTGAAAATCATCGACAAATTAAGTTGTTTGGCGTTTGGTTGGCCGCTGTACTCAGCATTCCGGACCAGATTAGTCAGGTCCGCAACATATTGGTGTAAGTCCAATTCCGGATCATTCCTGTACGCGTTAACAATCTCATTATTTCCGATAAGGTCAGCAAACACTCGTACTTCGAATGAGGATTCGTCGCAATCGCACCATACCATGCCCTCTGGCGGAAGAAAACAAGGCTTGATGATAGCTGCAATTTTCTTATTTCGTGATGGTATTTGCTGAAGAGCAGGACTTGTGATCGACAGTCTGCCTGTTCCTGTTCCGCCGTCTTCTCCCTTATTTTGGTTGATGGTGGGGTAAACATAGTCGCCGATTGCGTGCTCCATGACGTGTTTAGCAAGGAATGTATCACGGGTCTTAAGGAGAGAACGGAGATCAATGATTGCGTTGGACAAAGGCGTGTCCATTCCTCTGAGAATCTCCGCATTGATGCTTGGGCCTCCATTAGGCGTTGTTCCCACTGGAGTTCCGCCGCTCGTATGCCACACGCCGTCACTGACTTCGATGGGGTTAAATATAGACTTAATTTGCGGTGACGAGTTGACATTTACATCTTCTCCGGCTATCTTGTTGATTAACTCTTGCTTTTCATCCAGAAACGGCGTGAGTTTTTCGAAAGCTTCATTGGCATAACCAAGGTCGACTCGGATTCCTCGCATTTCTGCTCGTATAAGCGTCGGCATGAGCTGTCGTTCAAAGGAGACGATATCACGAAGATTTTGCCGGTCGATTTCGGATTCCTGCCACTCCCACAGCTCAAGAGTTCGTCTTGTATCAGCCTTAGCATAAGGAGAGACGACAGCAGAGGGGGCGCGCCATAGGTTCGGCATTTGGACGTTTCGCGTTGCCCTTCCTCCGAAGAGGTCTGCGAGTTCTCTGTAGATGTCGCCATATTTTCCTTTTCCTAAGTATTTCTTGCCCAATGAATCAAGATCATAGGCGAATAAGTGTTCATCTATGAGGCAAGCACGAACCACGGTATCGTCAAGTTGTTCAAGCGGCAGATAAATACCAGAATGGTCAGACATGCGGTAATCGAAGCTAGCGTTATGGCAGATAATAACACCATTGTAAACCACTGTAGAATCATTAAGCCAATCGACTGCTTTCGGCGTTTCTCTGACATCATAATAGTAATCCTTGCCATCTGGCGTGGAGATTGAAAAGCCAAATAAAGTATCTATCTTATAACGGAGGCCAGTATCTTCTGTGTCATAAGCGAAATAATCGAACTGTTGTAAATTAGGAAATTCCATTATGCAGACATCGCCCCTATTGGGATAATGATCGCGGACGGAGTTTCTGCTACAGGAGCATTCTTGGCTTTGCGCTTGCGTATTTCATCTTGTATCGGTTTTTGTTTTTCTTTTATCATCGCCATGAGTTCTGGTACTGAATGGTCGGGAACGTAGACCTTGGATTCGTCGTCTACCTTATTGAAGCCCTCTGGGGGGCTTAAGCGTTCAAATAATTCGTGTATTGATATCTCATACTTACGATCTAAACCGCGATGCATGTCCATTGCATGGCTGGACCCGTCAAAACCATGTAGCACGGCTTCGCGACCCGGATGGCCCGGCCCCATCACATGCATTTGAATCCCTGTGGACATCTGCTGTATTTCGATTTGGGGAGGCAGCTGAGAAGACATTGTGCCGTAACGATCCCTTTGCATGTGCATTGCTGTGCCGTAGTCTAGAAATCGGTTTGACCAAGCCTGTAGCCTAAATCTTTTGTTCTGCATGATTACTTGTATTTCTTCATGCATGTACTCGGGAGAATGACGTTTTTCTGCGCCAAATTCCCACCCGTTTCGCATCAGATCGAACGAGTTGGCATGGAAGCCCGCCCAATAAACTTCTATTGGGCG